TCTCCTCCACTAATTAATCTAATATTTGCTGTATATTGAGTAATGTTAGTAATACTTTTTATATACAAAAAATCCCCTTCACTCCAATATAAAACCTTATTAGGTATAAGCCTCATTCCGTCTACATATCCTACTTGGTTTGCAGATAAAGGAATTGCATCAGGTGACTTTTGACTTCCGTTTATAAACTTCAAAGATGCTACGCCTTCATTTTTACCAATCCCAATAGGCACTTCTGGCAACAAAACTTTATACAAAAATGTAGAGTCATTTGTAATTGATAACCCCTTAAATGAACTATAAAACGAATTGTTTACAAACGAAACTCCTTCTAATTGAATATTATCTGTTGCATTTTTTCTGGCTGCTAAACCAATACCTTCTGACAACCATATATTAACAAGATTAAAGGTTATTACCGAATCATCATTCGGCATATCACCGTATATATCTCTTAAAATTTTCTCTATAAATTGGTATCTTGTAACACTCATTATTGCCCTCCGTTTTTAATTTCATTAGCATATTGGCTTACCTCTCCATCCTTCAAGTTAACACCTACTAACCTTAATGCTCTTACTATAATTTCTAACATATCAGAATCATACCACTTAGGATTAACGCTTGGTGGTGTTGCAGGATTATAAACAGGTCTACCATTAACATCTAAAGTATAAGCCCAAACTATTTGTGTTGGAACTGATACATAAGATAAAATTGCAGATGATAATGTGCTTGGATAAAAATTAAACCCAGTCTTACCCAAAGAATATACAGGATTAGTTGCAACAGGGTCAATCTTGCTTTTCAAAAAAGAAAACAATTTATTATTTGCTGCATATCTAATCCTATCAATCCCATTACTATTTGTCATAGTATCTGTAACTTGGTAGTCTATTGGATATGCAGAAAAACCACTACTTACTGATAAAGTAACGGTATTAATAAAAGGTTGAATCTTTTGTCTTGTATTTTCGCTTAATGAGTATTGAACTCTTGGCTGCCCTACTTGATATTGAAATTGTTGAGTTTCTCCTAACAACCAAGCCATATATGAATTCTGAGCTTGATTAATTATAAGGTTAAACTGGTCTGGTGTTAAATATCCATTTTGATTTTTATTAACAGCAAACTGCATTATTTTATACACCGTATCAACTGTCATTACTATTTATTTATTTTCTATGTACAAATATATAAAGAAATTAAAAAAACCCCTTATTTTTTTTTAAGGGGTTTTAAAAATTGTTATTTCACTTGTTTTTCAAGTTCTTCTAAAAATTCTTTCCCCTCTTGTGAGTTAGTCATTGCCAACTCAATTAGGTACTCATAAGCCTTTCTTGATAGAGGAACTTTACAGATAATTCTTCCATTTGCCCAAGATGTATTTCCATTTTCTCCACCTAAGTCTATCTTAGCATCAAGTATACCTTTTCTTACCAAGTAAGCAACTTCTACTTCTTTGCTATTCAAGTTCTTTTGGAACAAGATTGGATTCTTCTTAGCAAACATCATCAACTCTCTTCTAATTCCATCATCAGTCTTAGGGAATCCTAATTCATCAAATAAAACAATTCCAAAGAAGCTCGCAAGTTTTCTTGCTTTTTCCATAGGAATTACTTTTGCTTCGGTTGCCATATCCAACTCCAACATCTCTCTTTCAAGAGCTATCTTCTGTTGTTTAGCTGGGTCATACTCAAAGAACTCAGTCTTAGAACCGCTTCTTCTTTTTGGATTATCGATTAAATGTCTACAGTTTTTAATAAATTCAAGTGTTAATGTATCCCATCTTGGAACTCTTAAAATACCGCTTTCAAACTGCAAAGATTTTCTGTTATTTCTAACATAATCCTTATCGCTTAAAATATCCACTAACTCAGTAGACCAAATTGTACTTGTACCCGATAAAAGCCAAATACGTTCTTGTCTACCTGTTTCTGGATTAATTACATCATCAATCCCATCAATATAAACCCTTCCCTTTCTTTTTGTATCTACTAATTTAAATACTACATACTCAGACTCTACTACTGGAGCTGCTGCCATTGCAATACCTGAATGTTCGATATTTACTAATTCTCTTTCAATTGCTGATTCATCATGACCATGCATTGAAAAATTTACATCATTAATAGATGTACTTTTTTGACCTCTTGCCATTTTTTTGTTTTTTGTTTTTTACGGAATATTCCAACTCCATCTCGGAGTTATTTTGTTCAAATGTATAAACTTATTTGCTAATTAACAAAATTATTTATACAAAAATATATGACCACTTCTAATAGCCCTACCATTATTATACTGAGCTGCTCTATTAATAGTAGTCTTAGGCACTCCTAACTCTTCAGAAGCTTCTTGAGCTGATGGATATTCAACTCTACTACCATCCTGCTTTACATATATTACTGGTCTTTTAACTGACTGTAATTTAATTTCGCCTACTTCTATTTGTTTTAAATAATTATCATCTAATTTATACCTAACCATAAATTTACCAAATATCCAACTTCCATAAGCCAAACAATCTGAAACGCATTTTATTTTTACTCCCAAAGCATTGGCACAATTAGTTAATGATTCATATTCCCCAATAAATTCACCTTTGTTATTATAAGCAACACATGGTTTTATAACCTTCAATCTTCCTTTTTCAGCTCCCCATTTAGGAATTGTAATGCCTTTTTCTTTATTCCTTTTAGATGCTTTTTCTGCTATTATTTTTTTACTTTCTTCACTATGAGTTTTTCCATAAAATGGATTCCCCTCATTACTAAAAACTTTGCTTTGCTGCTCTCTTCTTTCGGTATCATGCATCCATGAGTTTCGCTGCCCATCACCACCTTTAGTCATGTTCATTCCCATTGGATTTTCTTGGCAATATGTTTTTAATTCATTAACCCAGAAGATTTCTCTTTCATCCAATAACGAATCATCTATTGTTTCAATTACTTCCAACTTATGGTTTTCCCAACCATACTTTCTTATACTATTATGTAATATCAAATTTCTACCTTTTTTAGCAGAACATTTGTGAGAATTAATTCTCTTTCTTAAATCATAAGTTTTTCCAACGTAAACTTTGTTACTTGGATTTGTGATTTTGTAAATTACTCCCATATTTTATTTATTTTAAATTAGAAAAGTTTTTTTTGAGATATTGGAATATAGCTTGCATCATATTTTTTGTTTTCTCCTTTTGGATATGGATGTATTTTCATTTTAAATTCTTTTTTCATTATTTTTATTTCTTTTTTTGACCCTACAAAATATATATATCTATGCGTTGGTTTTAATTTTATTTTATCTACAATTTTGCCTTTTCTATCTATGCCTCTTCTTATATCAAATTCACTACCATCCTCAAATATGTATTTATATTTGACATCACTTACCCCTGTATATATCCAATTTGTTGCTTGATAAATATATCCATTATGCCCATTATTTTGGTCAGCATAAGAAACAATACAACAAGGAGATGGTAACATTTTTAAACAGCTTGAAACAAAATAAGAAAGGCTATTGCTTGGTAAGCCATCATTAACAACTAATCTGTTTAATTCTAATGTCAAGCAACTATAATTATTAAAAACGCATTTTCCATTATTATAATTATAGTTAGGTGGGAATCCAAATGTGCATATACCATTTAAAACATTATCTATAAATAACCCGAAAGCATAAGATATGCTTGGTATTCTTTTTGCATAATGTTTATATAAAATCCAGTCATTACATTCATAACTCTGTATTGGAATTACTTTGTAATTATTTTTAATTGGCATAAAAAAAACACCTTTTGGTTTCGGCGGTTGCAGCACCTACTCCCAAAAGGTTAATATTTTAAATTTTCTGGTCTGCAACACCATATATTTTTACAAATATAGATTTTTTTATTTTACAAAACAAAAAAATAAGGGTACATTTTATTGTACCCTTATAATTAATTGAAAAATCAACTAATTTATGATGCAGTAACCTGAATGAACTGGTTGGCTGCGCATACGCGCAAACCGCGATATGTTATCATTTCAACATGGTCTCTCATTGTTCCGTCTGTTGGATTCAATGAGCCACCACCCCACTGCCAAACACGAATACCGTTACCAACAGTACCACCTTTAACTGGTTGTTGATACATAACAG